GCGGCCCGGGACGGTGTGGGCTCCACCTCGGAACAGGAGGAGCGGGACGCACAAGACAAAGCGGAAGTGGAGCGCCACCGCCACCTCAGTTATTAACATGGAGATCAAGAAATTCAAATCGCAGGAGGAGCAAACCGTCCTGGCGGCCTTGATCACCCACGATGGGGTCCTGGGTGCCGTGGCGCTCGCCCTCGGTTCTGTAGACGATCCGTTTCCTAACCGCTGGAGCAATCAAATAGCCAAGTGGTGCTTCAGCTACTTTGCTAAATATCAGAAGGCACCCGGGCAACACATTCAGCAGCTATTCCTAAAGTGGGCCCAGCATGCCCCGGACCCGGCAGTGGCGGACTTGATTGAGAAGTATCTCGGGACCCTCAGCGACCACTACGAAGCGGCGCCTGCCCTCAATGAAGCGTATGTCATCGACTTAGCGTCCCACTACTTTGAACGGGTTCGGTTGGAGCGGATACGCGATGCGCTCGAATCTTCCCTGGAACGCGGGGACGTGAAGGAGGCGCGGGAAGCACTTGCCTCCCCGCCAGTAGACTTCTCCTCGGGCGCCTGGAAGGACCCGTTCTCCAAGGCAGCTATCAAGAAAACATTCAGCCACAAGGAAGATCAAACGATCGTCCAGTTCGACGGAGCCCTGGGTGATTTCCTGTCCCCGCATTTCGAACGCACGGGCTTTATCTCCTTCTGCGGGCGGGACAAAGTAGGCAAGTCCTACTGGCTGCAAGAAGTCGTCTACACTGCATTGAAGCAGAGGCGCAAGGTGCTCTACTATGTCTTGGGCGATATGTCGGAGGAGCAAGTCCACCGGCGCCTCTATAGTCGTTTGCTCCGGCGTCCCTGGAAAACAGGCTCAGTCAAGCGGCCTGTGTCGATAGCTCCCAATAACGGAGAAGCGAACATCCGTTTCCGAATGATGGAGCGGGAGGGCATCTCCGCCCGCGGAGTTTGGGAAGGCATCGAGAAGTTCAAGGAGGATACAGCGAGCAGTTCCATGCGGCTCCGGCTGCGGATTGCCGGCGGCATGGAAGTCTCCGCCAGCGGGATTGAGCAAGATATCATCCGGCTGACCAAGCAGGAGCAATGGGCCCCGGACGTGGTCGTCATCGATTATGCGGACTTGCTCGCCGTGGAGGAGCACACCAAGCGCCAGGACGTGCGGCACCAAATGAACGCCTCGTGGATGACCATGCGGCGCATTGCGCTGAGCTATCACTGCCTCGTTGTTACCGCGACCCAGACGGCGTCCACCGCCTACGGCTCCTGGCTGATACGCAAGAAGGACTTCTCCGAGGACAAGCGCAAGAATGCCCACGTCACTGGCATGATCGGGATCAACCAAATGGAAAAGTCCGAGAACGGGAGCCCGTCGGAAAAAGAGTTAGGAGTCTACCGCTTGAATTGGGTAGTCTTGCGCGGCGGCGGGTGGTCTGAATCCAAGGTCGTGTGGACTGCGGGCAACTTGGCCGTTGCTTGTCCTTGCATCATCTCCTCCTTTTAACAGATAATAAATACGAACCTATGAAAATGACACGAACTAAAGCAATTGCGTTCTTCGCTGCCGTCGGCTTTCCCAAAGCGGACGAGTGGGACGATGCCAAACTGATTGCCCGCTTGGCGCAAGTCACAACGCGGATTCCCGCAGAGCACGTCCCAACCGCCGTCATGCCCGTCTACGAAGAGCTGAAAGACGATCCGGACGTGGAGTTTCTCCGCGAGGACGGCCTGCCGGCTGAGAAACCAAAGGGACGCCCGAAGCAGAAGGACGAAACCCTTCCCGAACCCACGCGCGACAAGGACGGCGCTCCGCACGGGACGATGAAGGCTTCCGTGAACTCAGTCCTGACCGTTGCTTGGAAAACGGATAAGAAGATTGCCAAGGAGGCGGGGATCGGGTTACAGCAAGCGCGGCGCTGGCTCCGCAAGATAGTGGCGGACGGCAAAGTGGAAAAGCGAAATCAAATCATTTACCGCATCAAAGAGTAACTATGTTCACGCTCACAAAAGAATTCAGGTTCGAAGCAGCCCACATGCTGCCGCATCACGATGGCAAATGCCAGCGGTTGCACGGTCACAGCTGGAAGATGAAGTTGGCTGTCCAGCGGACTGATTTAGTTTTTAGCGGGCCCAAGCAAGGGATGCTGGTGGACTTCGGGGACCTTAGCAAAGCCGTCCGCCCGTTGCTGGAGAACTATCTTGATCACCACTATTTGAACGAGACGCTTAAGCTGGAGAACCCTACCAGCGAGGAGATAGCCCGCTGGATTTACAATTACCTTGAGCGCATCATTCCGGACCTGAAAGGCATTTCCATTGAGGAGACTTGCACGTCCGCATGCCTCTATGTGCCATGAGCGTTACCTATCCCATTCACGAAATATTTGACACGTTCCAAGGGGAAGGCGTCCACATGGGGAAGCCCGCGTTCTTCATCAGAACGTTCGGCTGTCCGGTTCACTGTCCTTGGTGCGATTCAGCGGGAACCTGGCATCCCGACTGGATTCCCCAGGACGTGAACCGGATGACTCCTGAAGAACTAATTCGACAGATGCCTCATAACGTCAACATTGTGGTCATTACCGGCGGCGAGCCGGCAATACATGACTTGGCTCCGCTGGTGGATGCGTTGCACGAGCGCCGGATGCGGGCGCACCTGGAGACCAGTGGTGGCTTCGCCATCAAGGGAGAATTCGATTGGATAACGCTCTCGCCCAAGCGGTGGAAGCCGCCGCTGCCTGCAAGCGTGCAGATGGCGAACGAGTTCAAAGTCATTGTCGAAGATTACGAGGATATCGAATTTTATAACTCCATGTTGATCCGCTGCGGGATGACCGAGCAGTCCACCAAACCCATCTGGCTCCACCCCGAATGGAGCAAGCATAAGAATCCCGAAGTCCTGGACGCCATCTGTGAAGCGGTAAAGGACGGCAAGGGAAGGTTCCGGGCAGGCTGGCAGCTTCACAAGTGTTATCAAGTAGACAGACTAGATTCAAGATCAAAGCCCTTAGTTCCGCTAGGGGGTAACTTCAAGAAAGGTTCCTAAACTGAAATGGAAAAGCGAATATTGACTCAAGCAGAGTGCCACCTGGCTGCCAAGCGATTGCGGGCGGACTATTTCTCCAATCATCAACCGTTGCTCAAAGAACGCTTGCGGCTGTATGGCGTCCCACGCGGTGGTGTTCCCGTCGCTTACCTGGTGGGCCAGGACGTTGGGCAAGACACTTTGGTGGGGAGCCCGGCCGACGCAACCCTGATTGTTGATGACATTGTTGACAGCGGGCGGACGCGGGATCGCTACCACGCTTTGTTTCCCGAGACTACATTCCTTGCGCTCGCGGACTATCTCGAGCCCAAGAGAGTCCCCGGACAGTGGATCGTATTTCCGTGGGAGCGGAGCGAGCCCGGGTCCGACACGTCCGCCGATGACGTTGTGATTCGTTTGCTGCAATACATCGGCGAGGACCCGGTGCGGGACGGGCTGAAGGACACGCCCAAGCGGGTTCTCAAAGCGTGGAAGGAACTCACCGTGGGTTACTCCCAGGACCCCGGTGCCATACTCGAGAAGAGCTTTGAGATCCACCGCTACGACCAAGTGATTGCTTGCTCCTGGATTGAATTCTATTCCATGTGCGAACATCACATGCTCCCCTTCTCCGGCTATGCCCACGTCGCTTACTTGCCCGCAGAGGGAGATGTGAACGGTGTTCCTAGAGGCATCCCTAAAGTTGTCGGGCTCTCCAAGCTCGCCCGCTTGGTGGAATGCTTTGCCCGGCGCTTGCAAGTCCAAGAACGGATGACTGAAGACATTGCACACTCACTGGAGGAGCACCTGAGGCCGCGCGGCGTGGCGGTGGTCATCCAAGCGAAACACTTGTGCATGGCGTGCCGGGGAGTTGAGAAGCACAAGTCGGTGATGGTCACGAGCGCGATGCGCGGCGTATTCCGGGATATCGGACCCGCCCGCGCTGAGTTCTTCCAACTGATCGAACTAGCACAACATTCCAATGGCCTCTGAAATTCCTAA